AGGTCTAGGCTCATCTGCATAAGCCAAATAATATTGAAATATAATGTGGTCTATTTCGGCATAAGCAGCATTTTTCATTTGACGTTTACTGTCAAGACGTCCCGCCGCCTGTTGAACTTGTATTTGTTTAGCTTTACCACTTTGTGCAGAGCTATCATATTGCCCTTGATAACTGTCTGTAATGCCTAAGATACGCTTTGCTTGGTCGTATAGTCTTTCTGCTTCAGCAATATCTCTTGAAATATCAACCTGTAAGTCAATTCTTCCATAGAGTTTTGCATTGGCTTGGTTTGCCCTAAACACTTTCTTAAAAAGGCTATTATCAAGCTCTCCGTTAAAGTTTTCAGGTACTATAGGAAATACGCCACTACCTAAGCATTTTTGTATAATTCTTGATTCTATCTTGTTTATACCTTGTTGCTGAGGACGTATAGCTTCACAATCTGATTGTCCTAATAAACTTTTTTCTTGAGATATATTTTTACGAATAACAACAGGAAGAAGATTTGGTGTGTAATAAGGAAGTTTTGTTTGTTCCATTTTAGGTACTTGAATCTCAACCATTTTAGGTAATACAACACCGTTTATATTTTCAAGTGCAACGCTGCCGTCCTCATTGATTGCTTGCTGTTGTTTTGTTTCCATTACAACTTGTCCGTCTTCTATAATCTCGCATTGAGCAGATATTGCACCGCCGTCAGATAGATTTATATCTCTATCAACTTCTTCATACTCGTCGTTCAGAAGCTCATATTTAGGCTTATCGCAATTACAAATTTCTTTACGTTTGCCGCAGTTTTTACATACGTATATTTTTCTTGCGTAATAATCTTCAATATCAGATATTTCTGTATCGCCCGACCAAATGTATTGACAAACTTTGTCATTCTCGTTTTTGTAATAACAAACATACAAAGTTGCTGTCTTGTCGTCAGCGTTTTCATCTGATTCTGTTTCATCTGCAACTGTAGGACGAACACCATACTTACGTACAATATCGTCTTTAGTTGTTTCAAACTGTACAAAACAATATTCCATTTCTGCAATATCGTAAATATTTGGTTGCCCTGTAAAGTCGTTTGGGTTAATACAGCTCAATTTAACGTCGCCCACAGTGTTATGAGTACGTATAGAGTTGTCCCATTCAACCAACCAAACAGAGCCGCCATAAATAGGGTTAAACCTTTCGTCAATATCGTTTAATTTTTCAAAAGGCAACTCATCACGTTTATTTTTAAGTAGCGTTTCAATGCTTTTTGCATTTCGCTCATTTTTTTCGCTATACATTTTTACATTTACAGAGGGGTTAGGAATATAGCTTGTAACTTGACTTTCTATCAGCTCATAAGTAACATTTCTTACCTGTTCTGCTGGAGTGTCAGAGCCGTCTATATTTGCGTCGCCCTTGTATTGTTTAATGTTTTGGTCTAGTTTTTCATACATTTTATCTGCACTTGACCTAGCTTCATTATAAAGCTCTTGAAAGAACGCTAACTTTGTTTGATTTTCATACTCTATTTTCATAGTTCAGGTTCTCCATATCTTTTAATAATCAACCGTCTTTCCTCTTCACTACGTGCATTGTAATAATCTTCTAGTTGGTCTGGACGATATTTTACTTTTCTGCTTTGTTTAGATTCAGGCGGTTGTGTCCAATAAATTGCAAAGTATCTCAAAGCGTCAGGTGCGTGAGTTAGTTCGTGTGGCTCTTTAGCACAATCATCAGGGTTTTTCTCATCTATTTGAATTTGAGGCAAAGTCCTAATTAAATTTGGGCAAGTTCTAAATATCTTAAATTTAGAATATTTAGAGCCGTCAGGTGCTGTTAAAACTTTCATAAGTTCTTTAACCTGTAACCACCCTGCAGACCTATCGTTGTTTGACTTAGTGAGTTCAAGACCATTTTCATAAAATACCAAAGCTTTACTTTTCCCTGATTCTTGATTTCTGTTCCATAAGTCAGGAGGAGCAAGCCTTACACGTGGTTTATACCACTCATCTACTGTGCCGTCTTCATTCTCAACTAATTCAGCAACTTTTACTCTAGCAGCTGCGTCAGATATGATTAAGCCGCTTTCATAAATCTCGTGAAATACATATACATTCTTTTCGTTATCTATTGCTACTTTATAATGAGCAAACATATCTAGCCCATAGTCCATAGTGTTGTATATTGACCAATCTTCAGGTATCTTAAATGGTTCACAAGTATGTAGGTTATAATCAAACTCATTGAAGTAACTACCACCCAAATTGCTTAATGCTTCTTCAGCTGTTCTAGGGTATTCTTGTTTTACCTTAACACCTAAATCTCTAGCCGTGCTTTCGTACCATTCTTGCGTTCTACGAGGGTCTGAGAACACAGAAAGGAATATTTTATGGAAAGCGTTATCTTCTACCCACAAATTTTCAAAAAGCGTGCCTTTTTTGATTGTAGATAAGCCAATAACCTTACCACCCGTTGGACGGTTAATAGTTGGGTATGCAGAAGTCCATATCTCTTCTGCGTACTCTTGAAACGCCCACTCGTCCAAAAGCAAAATGTTTCCTGTAAAGGAACGTCCTGCAGCAGGCGAAGCAGGAAAAGCTTTGAACGTTGATATAAGTTTCCCCTCGCCGTCTGTAATAATTACAGAAGTTGAAGTTGCACGCCATATCAAGCCGCCACCCTGCAATATTTCAGGCATATTGTCTAAGATGACACTCATACGCCTTACTAACTCTTTTGCGTCGTCCTCAGTCTTAGATAGGGCGACAACTGTGTGTCCAAGATTGAATATCAAATCGTGTGTACAAAAGTATAATGCTATCCACGTGATACCCATTTGTCTTGCTTTCAGTATCAGGTTAAGTCTAAATCTCTCAAAATCTAATAATGTTTGATTCTGAGCGTCCCAACCTCTAAACGGAATAATTATCTCAGGAGAGTCTTTGTCTTCTATTACGCAATAATTGTTAGCCCAATAAACTAAGTGTGTTTTACAGTATTCAAATTCGGCTTTAAGTATCTTGTTTACATAGTCGTTATAATTGATTACTGAGTGAGGAATATTACTCGTTTTTTTGCTCGGCATTTAGACGCTTCTCCACACGCTCTATAAGAGCTTTTGTTTTATCGTCAATAGCCATTTCTTTGATATTTGTATCAATCTCTTGCTTGTCTTTCTGATTATGATTGTTTACAGCTTCAAATTTTGCATATACAGGGTTATATAAGCCTGTAACAGCCATTGACGTAAGCTTTCCTAATTGTATTTCTTTCGCACGTGCGTAATAGAACTTAAATCGGGGACTAATCTCAGTCCAATTTCTCACAGTATCTGCAGTTACACCTAAACTTGCTGCAAACAATTCAAATGTTGGGTAAGCCTCTGGTACAATAATAGGTGTTCTGCTTGTCAGTTCGCCTTTGTAATAAGTTTCCTTATATTCTACCCTTGTTGCAGGCTTATTAAAGAACTCAATAATCTTGTCGCAGTACTCTTCTTTATATTTACAGGCAGCCTTATTATCTTTTTCAAATCTAGTTTCTTTGCCTATGGTGTTACCTTTTTTGAATTTTGTTGATTTCTTCTTACTTTCTTGACTCATTTCGTTTCACTCCTCATAAAAACAAAATAAGCCCAATTACTCCGTTTTGGAATAAAAGGGCTCTAACCTCAAAGGGTATTTGGCACATTATCTATTATTTATCTTATCACATACTTTAGGTTGTTTTGTCATTATTTATTATGCGATAAGCTGAATTGTGTCTAATATACTTTAATTTATATATATAATAACTCTACTAGAAATAATTTAATACAATATATATATTTATTATTATAATAAAGCTAACTCTTTTGCAATGTCGTAAATCAGTTTTCTTCTTCTCCTGTAGTATGCGTCTTTAGAAATGAGCATTGAAGCGGCAGAAAACTGAAAACCACGCTTTTTACTTATATCACTCAACATATCTTTCCTGATACCAGCTTCAATACATTCAAGAGCTTTATCAATAGCTGTATTTAGGAATATGTATCTGTCAAGTACCTCACCTGTGATAGAACCAAATTTTATGGCTCTTTCTCTGCGGTTGTAGTCTGAACATACCGCTTTTACCAACTCAACAACACTTGTTGGTATGTCATACTTAAAGTACATTTTCTGTCTTGCCATAGACGCCTCCTACAAACGTGGCTCACTTCTTCCGCCACCTGATTTATTATCTTTTGTTCGTAGTTCGTTGTATTCCTCAAGCCATTCAATAGGTATCGGCTGTTTATTATTCATATATCGTATCATAGCACGACAAATATCATCTGCCCTCTGCTCATCGTGAATATATCGTGGTTTCAACCCCAAAGGAGGCTTTATATCACTCAACTTAATTCTGATAAGACAGTCGCTCAGTGTTCTGTAGTTTGTGGGTCTTGTTATTCTTCCGCTAGGAGATTCGCACGTTACACAACTCTGACAGAACTCTGTATTTTTATTTAAGCAGTCTTTGCAGTTAAATTCGTTTTCTTGCATTAGATGAACTCCTTTTACTCTTAGTAGGTTTTTGCTCATCTTTTGCTTGATTCTGACTTCTTTCTTTAGCTGTCAGATAAATTGTAAAGGTGGCGGCTAAAATCGCCGCACCGCCAAATATCAGCCCCTCACACAAAGCAATCATCTTGCCTGCTGCAAGTGCAATAATTCCGCATACAAAGCTGATACTAACTATTAAAATTAAAACGCACACGTCTTTAATTGTCATACCTGTCCTCCTTGTTTGTCGCTAGATTCATAAACGCTCTCATTTTACCGCTGTCAATTATCTTCTGTGCCTCTCTGATTGTTTCAAAAGTCTTATCTGTAATTTCCTGTTGTGTTTTCTTAAGCTTTAACCCAACAGGAGCAACACAGGAATTTCTTACAAAAGCAAACAGTTGAAGCTGTAAGTCTTTTACTTTTTTCTCAGATTCACTTAGTTTGTCTGCAAGTTGATTGTTTGCTGTTATAGCTAACTTATATTTGTTGTAAATAGAATCATAATCTTTCTTGCTGATAACTTCCGCCACCTTTTCTGCTTCTTGTATAGCAGCCTGTTTCTTCTCTGATTCGTTTTTATTGTCATTGATAAACTCAACAACAAATCTTGAATTATAATCGCTTAACGATAAATGAATCAACCCAGCTTTATCTTTCTTGTAAACAATTAAAGGCTGTTTTTCAGTGCTTGTCCTAGCTCTCAAAACTTCATATTTACTCTTTATTGGTTCAATATGCCAGTCGTGTTTAATAAGCCAACTCTTAAACTCTTCGAGTTTATTTTCCGCTAATAAATGTCTATTTGCCATTTTTATCCTCCTCTAATTCCCTTTCGGTTTGCTCTTTAATATACTGTATAATGCCACTTACAAACGCCATATTTTTTATTGCAAGTTTCATATCTTGGTGCGAACCAGTACAGAATATTTCAACAGCTAGTTGCAGTGCCTTGTCTTTTACTGTGAGTTGTGTTTTCAAGTCTTTAATTTGTTTATGTAAAGATTTAATATAAACCACTAATTGATTTTTAGTCGGCTCAATTTCATTGCCGTTTTTATCTCTAAACTCAAATTCATCTATTTGCATTTGTTTTTTGCCTCCCAGCTCTTTTATTTGATTATCTATTTGTTTAGCTATCTTCCCTTTGTTTTTGTTAAATGTATCTAACGCACGTATCTTAGCTTTCTCACACTCTTTGTTAAATTGGGTTAACTTATAACCAACAAGAAAAAAACAAAAAGGAATACCAGCTATTAGTAAAATAAAAATTATTATTAAAATGATAGTGTTTATGTCCATTATTTACCACCCTCAATCTGTAGTAAATACTCGTGTTTATCAAGCCTACTTGCAAGAGCTAACATTTTCATATCTTCTTCTGTTAAAGTATGTTTACCGCTCGGTTTTGATTTATTAGGTGGCGGAAAGATACTGTTTGCTTGCACAAAAGCTGAGTAAAATGTGTCTAATTCTTTTTTGAAAAAATGAGCATAAAATTTCAACTTAGCTTCAAACTCTAAAAACTCTGCAGCTGTGCACCTAATAAAGTAATGTTTAGTTCCTCTCCAACTAAACAAACCTTTCGTGTCGCCATTTTCCTTACCTACTATTGAATATAGAACCTGATTCGCCAACTCAGCAGCTTTATAAACCTTAGGCATTTTAATATCAAATTCTTTAATTAAATCTTCGCCAATTTCTTCTTCATTGATATTGTATTTTTGCATAAGCTCCTTGAGTAGCTTCTGAGCGTTCTCTTTTTCTCCGCCTATACCTCTATCGGCTAAAGCTTTAATCTTTTTTATCAAATCTTCCTTATTCATTCTCTCCACCACCTAGTCCTTTGATTTTGCCTATTTGAATATCAATTTCACGCATAACTTCGCCAGCCAAATAAAATTGTTTAGAACCAAGATAGTAAGGTTCGAACTTTTTTCTTAATCTTTGTAGTACTTCAATAGCTTTTTGGTTTTGTCTATTTATCAACAAATCTAATGCTTCACCTGTTATTGAATAAGCTTTATCTTGTTGAATTTTATCTCCATAATTATAAACATTATATTTTACTACTAATTTTTCATTCTCTTTAAGTATAGTTTCAATTTTTTCCTTTTTCTCTGCAAGTTGCTGTTCAAGTTGTTGGTTTTCTTCAATCAATTCATTAAAATGTTTATTATAATCGCTATCCAGCCTATCAATTTTTTCATTATAAAAATTCTCTAATTTCTGATTACCTTTATCTCTAATTTTTTCAAGTTCTTTTACTCTTGCGTCTTGTTGATTAAGCAACTCAAAACATTCCTCTATACCTATAACTCTTTTTGATTTTAGCTTGTTGTCATAAACAAATATTTGGTTATCTAAATAATGTAAATCAGCAAATCTTTCTTTCCCTTCCATAATTACTCCTTTTTGACAATTCCAATTAAATCTGCGTCGGTATAACTAAAATCAACGACATAGACTGCTGTATCGCCAACTTCTATTTTGGTGTGTATAAGTTCAGGAAAAATATCTATCTCGATAAAACCATTTACATAATCATCAAATACATAGACACAGCAATCTGTTACTTTTAATATTGTTGCTTCTCTTATACTTTCATTTTCATAAAATTCGATTTTCTCCTGAAGTTTTTTGTTCTCCTGAAACAAAAATGTTGTCCCTATCATTATCAGAAAAAGCATTATAAAAAAGAAACTAACGCCAATAATTACCAATCTTTTATTTTTCACTTTTCCCCTCCTGAGTTAAAGCACATTGCTTTATAAACTCTTCATCAAGTAGCATTTTCTTTTTTGTAAGTTCTTTATAGCACGTAGTGCATAAATCTAATGTTTTACCTGCAATTTCTACCTCTGATATGATTTCCGTTTCTGTATCATCGCCGTAGATAGTTTTTCCGTCCACCACTACTAAATAATCGCTATCAACAAGGGTTATAGGCATTGTCTTCCCGCATTTATCGCATTTTGCAAACTTCATACAACAACCTCCTCAAGGGCTTCTTGTATTCTGTTGATTGACACTTCGTACGCTGTAAATTTTTTATTGCCGTCATCAGTTTTCTTTTCATAAACACGACTTTGAAATCTACCTTGTACATTTACTTTTGCACCAACATTTAGGTTTGAAATAAGAGCAGCAGTACGCCCCCAAACAATACAAGGAACATAATCAGATTTTCTTCTTTCTCTGTTTACAGCCAATATAATATCGCAAATATCTCGTCCAAGAGGCGTTGTTCTATATACAGGGTTTTTACAGAAATAACCTGTCAATTCAACCTCATTTAGGTCGTTTATGTATTCTTTTACAGATTGAACAAAAAGAATGATTATAAGCCTGCTTTTACCGTCTTGAGATTTGTTATAAGTTCTGATTTGACCTACTAAGCAAACTTTATCTCCAACTTTTATATTTTTGATTAAAACTTGAGATACGTTAACAGGTATAATATCTTCCACTCCACTATCTCTTTTTACCGCCACCGAAAATGAGTAAAAATTTTCTCCACAGCAGTTATATGTTTCAGGGTTTGTTCTAACTTCCCCTGCAATAGTTACATTATTTGAATAATTTTTCATAATTCCTCCGTTAATTTACTTGCATTTGTGCCTTATTCCATAATGTTGAAATAAGGTAATTTTGCTTATTTTTCACTTCGCCCTTAGCACATTTATCTTCTACTTCATAAATCGCTTGCACGAGTTCATCTTTTCTTTGTTTGTTGCTAAAAAACTTTAACAAAGATTCTAAAAACTTAATAGTGTCAATATTGCGATTGTTAATCTTTAATGTTTTTTTCTCAGATATTTCATCAAGAATATTATTTATAAGTTCTCTAGCTGTAAACGACATATCAAATTCAGGACTAAAGGTTGTTGAAGCGTCTGCCCATTCTTGAAAATGCTCATCAATTATATCTCTGTACCATTTAACGGCAGCTTCAAAACTTTCCCATTGTTCTTTGCTTTCAAACTGTTCTTCAGCAGGTTTTTGAGGCAAAACTGTCGGTTTTACAGGTTCTTCGCCCTGTTCCTCATTTTTCCAACGAGCGTCAGCTGCATTTTTTCTAGCTGCAGATATATCGGCACGCTTTTTTATGTTTTTCAAAACACGTTCAGAGTAAATTCTACCTTTTTTAATTACAAATAGGTCGTAATTGCGAATTATTGCGTCGCATAGTTCAGGTCTTACCTGTAAATCATAAGCGATATTTTCAATATCAGACTCTTTAACATAGCCACCCTCTTCGTGTAAAATTTCTACAAAGCACCAATAAAAACCTAGCCCCTCAAGTCCATAATCTTTTCTGACGCCCCTCAGGCTCAACCTCGCACCGTAGTCGTGTGGGAAATATTCATTTGACATTTGTTACCTCCTAACAATACTCATCAAGAGTAATTTTTACTTTAGGCTCCATTGCGTATCGTTTTGTGATTGAAAGCTCTACTATTTGTGTATCGTCTTTATACGCCACGTCGTTTAGAGCGTCGCAAATAATCTTTGCTATATTATCTGCGTCAGGCTTTGTTAGAGGGAGTAATTTACCCTCTAACGCCTGAGATTGTTTAACTTTAGAGAAAGACTTAGGTATTGCGAAATACGCCTCAATCTTCATCTTTATCGGCTTATTAAACATACTGTAATTATTTGGCTTTGCTTGCTGAAACATTATTTTGACTAAATTCTCATAAATAACGTCCTCTTTAGGTTTAAGTGCCTGAGCATAACCGTGAATAGTTGAAAATTTAGGTCGCCTTTTACCTACAGGAGCCCCTACTACCTCAAACTCCATAAACTACTCCTTTTTGTCATCAGCAAAAAAGTCAAACTCTTCGCTTTCAGCAGAACTTACCTCAATCTTGTCGGTATCTTCAGAATCTTGTACAAGCGTTCCATTTACGCCGTCTTCAAACTCAACATAACTTACTTCGCCGTTTTCGTTTACAGTTGCGTTGTCAAGGTCAATAGCCTTTTGCATTTCAATACTCATAATTCCCCACTGAGATAACAAGTATCTAAGCAATGTTTTGAAAGCCATTTCTGTAAAGTTTTTATACCAAAATGAACTATACTTATATAATTCATCTTGAGGAATCTTCCCGCTAATATAATCATCATATTTTTGAGCATTGAAAGCTTGAGAATAAGTATCTGCGTGTCTAATCATCTTGTTTTTAGTCCAATAAACCGTTTTTCTAAAACCATTTAACAATTCAAAATAAGCCATATAGCCGATTGTAGGTAAGCTATCTCGTTTATCATCATCTTCTATAAACTCAAACAGTTGTTTTCCTGTTGCCTTATCACGTCCTTTATACTCGCCCTCTTTAATTTCTATAACGTCAATATCTTGATATTGTCCCGAACGCATAGCAAGTTGTTTATAACCCTTTGCCCCTAAGATAAATTGTGCAACATAATATTGTTTTCCTGTTACTTTATCTTTTTTCTTAAAAGGCACCATATAATACTGACCTAATTGTGGGCTAGGACTAAGTTTAAGAGCTTCGCCCTGTAAGGCTGCAGAAAGTATAGAACCTTGATTACATTGTTGTAAGTCAGGGTTGTTGCTTACAGCAGAAATTATCGCCGTTGTGAAGCTTTGAGCATTTTGCCCTACAGATTGTTGCACAAGGTTTCTAATATTTTCCTTGCTCATAAAAACTGAAAATGCAGGTTGTGCATTTGATATACTTCTTTGATTTGTTGTTGTTAAGTTGTTTGCCATTTTACTTTTCCTCCTTTATGGCTGCGAATTTGATATTGTTTTCTCTTAAGAAATGTTGTAAAGCCTTAAGTTGCTCTATTGTTCCCTCAACTTGAAATTTAACAATTTGAATATTGTTCTTTACCTCTGTAGGTTTTTCTTCAATTTTTGGTTCTACAACTGTTTGTATCTCTTGTTCTTGCTTAGCTTTTAACTCAGCGATTTTTGCACGCTCTTGTTTTAATCTTTCATTTTCCATTAAGGCGTCAGAAAGATTAAGTGTTCTGAAATAAAAAGCTTTTAATATTTCTTCGTCTTCAGATTTAAGAGATTCTATAGCAATAATCGCCGCCCTAGCATTTGTAACGATATTGTCAATATCAGCTTTGATAGACTTCATACTTGTACTAACGTTTAACCATTTTGGTTGATGAACTTTCTCATAAGGAATAAAGCCTGAAAATTCTGCTATAGCTTCTTTGTAATATTCAATTACAGCTTGTTGCTTTTCCTCTTGTTTTTTAAGCTCATAAGCTTGAATTTGTGTACCGATTTTTTCAGATACTTCCTTAACTCTATTCACAACTCCGTCAACTTCTGATTTGAATTTATCATAAGGGGTGTTGTAAATTTTACCAATACGAATACGCTCATCATTAAGTGCTTTAGCGAAAGTATTTAACTGAGCCCTGTCCTTTTTAGCCACGTCTATTGTAGAATCGTCGTATTGAACGTTCTCATAGTGTGTTAATTTGTCCTCTACTTGTGCAAGTAATTGTTGATTATTCCAAGCAAGCATTTTTGGTACTAATTCCTCTACAGGTGTTTCCAAAATAAGTGATAATTCTTGTGCCATTGTTTTTCCTCCAAATATTTAATTTTGTTATTGTTTGTCTAAATTTGGTAGCAATAGTGGAGGTCTTTTTTTATTTTCCACATAGCTCCAAAACTCTTTTTCTTTTAAGTAAAGATATTTTAAGTCTTCCAACACGTCTTCCCTGTTGAAAATGTAATGACGTGTTATAAGCTCAATTTCATTATTTGAGCCCATTGTTTTGATTTGTGCTTTACAAATAGCAAACTTTTTACCTGTTACAATCAAATAGTGAAGAATTTGTGTGTAATAATAATCAGGTATTTGTTTATTCCATTTGTCCATAGCATTATGATTGTAAATCTCAGTAGTTTTGCCCTCATAAATGCCATTTTCTCCTGTTTCTTTGTCGGTTAATTCTCCGTCAAGTGAAGCAAACATAAAATTTCTTTTATAAACTGTCTGCTTATCAACTTTTACTTTGTATCTCGGGTAGTCAAGAGCAAATAGTTTTACAAGTAAATCTTCAGCGTGCCTGCCGTATTCAACTTGAGGCTTGTCTGATATATCATCAGGTTCTTTTATTCCGACCTTTTCTTCCCAAACCTGCACGTTAGTTTTGAAAGGGCTAAGTCCAAGTATTGCAGCTGCGTCTGAGCCACCTATACCTGTTTTTCTAAACTCTAACCATTCAGGAGAATTGTGCTTAAGTTTGATTTTCTCTAGCTCCATTTTTATACTCCTTTTGCTAAGCAAAGTTTGTGATATTCATTCCAAATATCAGATACAAGATTTTCTCTTGCAGCGTCGTCAAGCTTAGCCAGAACACTTGCAGCCTTTCTAAGAGTAAACTTTGATAGTAATTTTTTAGCTGTTGGTGTTTTTGCTTTTGTTTTTTCTGACATAATGTTTCCTCCTTTTGTTAAATTTGTTTCTCCGAGATACACTCGTATAAACCTACATTTAAGCTTCCCGTAAACTGTATTGCGGGAAATCATACATTGACAATGTTTTCTGCTAAGACCTAAGTCCTGAGCCATTTGCTTTGTGTTGTCGTAAAGTAAAATAGGTAGCTCGTACTTATCGTTGGTTATAGCGAGAATTACACTTCCTCGCATACTTCCACCTCTGTATCAGATTTCAGAACACAAAGCGGACGCACGCCGCTGCTACCGTAGCACGCATAGCTGTTGTCCAAAGAACCGCTCGAGAGGACATAGCGAACGTAGCACGAGTAAACTAAACTATCTCCTGTTAATGTCCACCACCAATCATCAGCATTTGGTATAAATTTTCTAAATTTTCTGTATTCTTCACAGCTAATCAAAGAAATGTAATCTTTACATTTGCCATAATCGGTAATACCGTCATCAGTAGTTAAATCTCTTTCAAACTCTACAAGGTCTTTTTTGTTGATATTCTCTGTATGTTCAAAACCACGTTGAAAACCTTGCTCATTAAAATTATTCAACTCTTTTCTAAGGCTTGAATTAGCCCAATTATTGCTCTCATCGGTATCAAACGCTCTGTTAAACAATCTATGTTTTGCAAGAACCATAACTTTGCTTGCCGTCCTGTTTAATACAACCCACTCAATACCTGCGTATTTAATAAAAGAACCCACTTCAGCTTCTGCTGCCATTATCGTTTTTGGTTCCTCAACGAAAAACTTTCTTGCTGAATCTTCTCCAACAATTTTAGCGATAAAGGCTTGTGCCTCTTGTGGGTTCATTGTTTTTAATCTTTCAAATTTATTCATTTTATAATTCCTCCATTGTTCTTTCTTTCGCAAATTTTTTATATTTGGTTTCTTCTTCTTTCCTTATTTCAGAAGTTTGATAATCTTTTAATTCAGGGTGCTCCGCTTGCACCTTTCTTCTCGCACGTGTTATAGATTTGAAACTCGGACGATTTTTAAGTTTTATCAATTCGGAAAAAGGCATATTTGTATCAATTCCTGATTTACGCATAATTGCCAAAATCAATTCGTTATCATTTGTTCTAGCTAGATAATTAGTCTTAAGTTCTTCTGCAACGCATTTTTCAATATTTAATAGACGTTCCATTTTTTACCTCCTACTTATTTCTTTCTATGAACTCGTCAACGGCGATTCTGATAATATCGCTGATTGAATGTTTAACTTTCTTTTCAGCTGTAAATTTCTTTGCAAGCTTTACAACTGTTTCTTTATCTTCATTTGAGTTGAAGTAAAAGCCAACATAGCAATCTTTGCGTTTCATTGCTGTTTTTTCCATATTTACCTCCAAAATAAAAAATAGGCTCGTCAGTTAAGACGAACCTATTTCGGTTTCTTTTTGGCTATAATAAAAATAGCACTGTCCTATACTGACAGCACTATTATGACATTACATTTGTGATTTGTCAAACAAATTTCATAACTTTTTTTAATTTTTTTTAGATTTTTTGAAAAAGTTTGATTTTTAGCAGGTTTAAGGAGTATTTTCATACATAAATAGATTATCTTTTTGCAAGAAAAAAGTCGAACAAATACAGCTTGACTAAAAAAATGTATGCAAAAAGTACTTCCTGTACAGGAAGTCGCCGCCACCTAATATATTTAATTATTTACGCCGCATAAACTTGGCGAATCGTTTTAGTTGTTTTTGTAAACCTTATACAATACTCTTCTCTATGCTCTTGAAGAACAGCTAACAAGTCTGCCCTTTTCTGTAAAGGCGACCACCAAACTCGTTTACCCTCTCTATTTCTAAGGGAAGAATGTGGACGATTGTTGTATCTTATGTTCCACTTCATCATTTTTGTTTTTAATTCAGAGATTGTCTTAAACTTAAGAAAATCATAAAAAGCCTCTTGGTCGCTTCTATGAGAACGCTCAACTTTACCATTTTGTCTAGGAGTGTACGCTCTGATAAGTTGGTGTTTTATTTTTAGCTTGTTAAGCAAAATATCTAAAGCGTGAATCTTTGGCTCTTTTTGATTTGGCTTCTTAATATTTGTAAACTCAGCACCATTATCTGTTTGTATAATGCTTGGAGCGTAACCAAAGTATGCAATAGCACGTTTTACAAAATCAAGCGTAGAAGATATATTATGCTCTTTGTAGGCATATAAAAATCTTTCACGTGTAGCCTCGTCAATCATCGTGTACTGATAAAACTTATTATCATCATAATGTATCATTACGCCTTTATAGCACTCTACAGGTACAAACTTTACGTCCATTTGCCACTTTACACCCAACATTTCAGGTGTTTCATAAGGTTTTGGTACATACTTTTCAAGTTCTTTGTGTGGACGAATATTATTCCTCAGCACAAAATTATAGAAACCGCCATAACTTCTATTGTAAGCATACTTTGTGCGTAAAATACCATAAGCCTCGCAATATGTTATGTTAGGCTTACTTTTGAATATTTTTAATATTTCGCTCACTTCAACCGCTGTATGTGCTGTTGGGTGCGGCGTATGTGGACGAGTTGATTTGTTCTCTAAGCTCTCCAAAGTGCCGTTATACAACGCTTTCCAACGCCATAAAGAACGCTCAGTACATTTGAATTTCTGACAAACTTTCCAAACAAAAATTTTGTCCTCAAGCCACATTTTCAATGCAGCTCTTTTTTGTCTTGCTGTATATCGCATATTTTTCATCTTACGTTACCTCTTTTAGAGATTATAGTTTATTTTTGAAAAAGTTTCAAGACCTCCCTATTTCTTTCAAGATTGTTTGACATTGTTTGATATTTTGTGTTATTATAATTATGCGACACAATTTAATATACCCAAACCTGTACAGGGAGGCTATTTTTCTGCCTATTACACAAACTCTTCCAACCTGTACGGGTTAAAAATTGTGTCGCAACAACGGAAAGTTTGTTTTGTATATAGGACTGTGCTTTCCGATTTCGGGAGGCACTTTTATTTTTGTATAACACGTGCCTAACCTTAATAAGGAGTATGTGCTATGCGACTAAAACACAAATGGGAACGTTATGATTCTAAACTTGCAAATGTTGTTTCTTTTCTGAAAGGTGGCTTTGCAGGCTTTATGATATTTTTAATACTTTTCTTTATTCCTGCATTTATTTGCCTTTTTGTCGGAGTTGAGGGCTACATTGTTGGTATGCTATTTGGAATACTTGGTGTTTCAGCAATTATTGCGTTTGTTTTATTTGTAATTTTTGTTGACCCCGACAAAATTGATAACCGTAAACGTAATCGTAAAAATAAAAAATCTAAACAACACACAACAGCAAATAAGCCTATCGGTATAAATCTTTACAACGAAGAACAAGAAAGACAAAACTTAGCAGCTCGTGCTTATATTGCCACCGAAGTTTCAGAGGAGCTGGAAAAAATCAAAAAAGAAAAATAAAAAATTTTTAACTGACCGACCGCCCGACACATATAGTCTGACAGACAGTCAGTTATTTTTTATTTTATTTAATTTCTTTTTATTTTATTTTGTTTAGTTTAGTTTTATTTGCATAATTTTGCATTGCATTTGCTTAGCAACCTTTATGCACTTGCATTGCATTTGCATAGGAATTGCATAGTCTTTGCATACAAAAAAAGACGTCAAAAACTTGGCGTCTTTTTATATTATTTATTCATTTTTTAATATTTGATTTTCTATTGGTTTTATCTCAATAGTTTTCTTTTCAGGCTCTTTTGACTGCCCTGCCTCAGACTGTGTTTGAGTATCTACCTTTACAGCTTCTTGTTTTTTATCATCAACCGCAGTTTTATTATTTTCTATATCTTTTAGTTGAGGGTTATCTTCAACATATTGTATAAGTTGATTCATAAGGTCAACTTGGTCGTTCATATATTCAACCGTATCAACAACAATGTTCTCATAGCCCATTTTATAGCCCATAAAGCCATTTAGTACAACAAGTAATACTTTCAAACAACAAGCGACAAAGGTTGCCCACGTAGGGTTGATTATTACGTCCAACACTATAACACCTGTTACAAATGAAGTTATACAGGTTGAAACAAACTTTGTTCCTAAGTGTATTCTTTTCTTTGTTTCAGGTTTTGTTCCTAGTGGCTCACGACTACTGTTCCCTCGCCCACGCTTCATTATCATTTCAGGAGTAAGTTTTATTGGAGTAATTGAATTTGCCTTGATAATTGCCAAAACTTGCGTTTTAGATAAATCTTTTATTGTTTCTAGGTGTTTTTTATCTTTACCTAGATATTTTTCCGTATAGACGTCGTAATCTATACCAACTTCAGATAAAACTGACGTTCTTGAGTTTTTTAATTCTTCACTGATATAATATCTGCAAAATTCAGACGAGCGAGCTTGATATTTTTTATCAATTATATATTTTTTCTTATCGTTATATTTTACATAAGAATCTATATATAAATCGCTTTTTCTACCTGCACGTGTACCACTATTTGCATAGTTTACATACATAGAGTAAGAACAGAAAAGAAGAATAAAGAAAACCAACCCAAGCTCAGCCCATTGCATTGCTCCCGTAAGTTTTACATCTGTTGTAAACACTACGATTACAACAAATATAATAAAGAAGCCAACAATCATACCTGTATTATTTAATATTGTTCTAGCAACCTTTTTTTGAGTTTTACTCATACGCTCAATAGTTTGACCTGTCTGAGGTTTATTATCGTTTTTTATTTGTTCCATTTATTACACCTCTTTATTTTCCTGACTGCTATCATTTGTACCGTCATCAACTTTTGGTGTATCGGGCAATTTTTCATAGTGTTCGCCTATTTTATAAATACCCTCTCCACAGGCGTTTGAAAGCAAACCAACAAAAGCGATAATGACCATTTGGTCTATAATGTTTCTTAGTGCTATGAAAAGCACTAAGAATATACACCACATAGACCAAGCGGACGGCGATTTTAGATAAGCTTTTATTTGCTTCATAAACGGAATTGACGACAAAAATGCAAATACAAGGAATAAACCTGATATTGTGGCGGCGGAACTTTTATCAACCCACAAAGGAAATTGACTAATTGTTGCGGCAAGTGGTGCAGCAACGTCCACCCCTACGGCAGTTATTTTACAAATTTTGCTTTTTGTAGCGTTCTTCATAACTATACCTCCGTTTCAGATTTTTGCGTTTCCTCCGCACTTACTTCCTCTTTATCACTTTCAATAACTACTTCTTTAATTTCGTTTTTATCTTCAACAAATTTAAGACAGTTTGCGTATTTTAAGTTTACAAGGTCTTTAACCCCTTGAGGAATATTCTTTGAGTTAGCATAAACAGTGGTTAGAATATCTAGAACTGCACGTGTTTGCATAATCAAAGTTTTAATATTGATTCTATCATCTTCAGTTACACCACTATCGGCAAGCTTTTGTTCAATTTCGTTGTAACCTTTAATAAGCCCATTCACAACGTCAACAATTTGAGATTGCGTATTTGTTTGTTTGTTAACAGAACTATCAATAGTAAAGAGTTTTTTCTTATTCTTTACATATTGCACAATCATCAATATAAGCAATATAACATTACCTACAGTTGCAGCAATTTCAGGGTAATTTGTTTTTATGTATTCTTGAACCCTGCCTATAAAGGTGTGATTTTCTTCTTGTTTTTCGGTTTCATCTATAACGTCTTCTGTTGGAGCTCCCGCTAAAACTTCCACCTGTTCTGCAGAAGCAGCAAGACATACATTAGGCTGAATTTTAGCCGCAAATAATGAAAAACCAAAAGCAAAAAGCAAACTAAAGCAAATAATGAAACCAAACAATCTTTTTTTAATTTTAGCCATATATAACCTCCTTATGTTATATCGTAACCCTCAAGCAGCTTGTCTAGTTTTTGATTAAGCTCCGAAAAATTGTCTGTATGTTGTTTCATATCATCTTTCATCTTTTGTTGTTCAAGTAAAACTTCCACAATTAGTAATGGAATATTCATATCATTTGGCTTAACAATAATAGTGTTATTTGATATGTTTTTTCCTGTCTTTATTTCTTCACATTGCCATTTTTCATTTGATTTGCCGTCTAACACGACTACAGTAACTTTTATTACGTCTTCAAGTATTGGACACAAGAAACGTGCTGGAACGCAACACATTCCGTCTTGTAACTCTCTATATAATGTATCGCCTTTGATTTTGCTTTCAAAGATTACGGTAGCATTTTCAGGAGCACCTGTGAAAGTTATATATAGGTTTTTATCTATAATCTCAGGCTCTCTTGTTAAAATAAAACCTTTCTTACTATCTAAAAGTTTGTATTCCATATTCATAATCTTTCACTCCTTTTAGTTTACTGCACAATCAAGTTGACACTTGATTCCGTATAATTTTATTTCTCCGTCTGCATTGTTTCTATTTATCAACACCTTTACTTTTACTGCATAGTAATCAACTCCTGATTGCTTTGCCGTGTTGCTAAATATGTGGTTGTGTCCACTCAGTGCAGCTGTTGTAATATCGTCCCATACAGGCTGTGTGTCATTTGCGTTGTTTGTAGCCAAAACTTGAATTGTTGCGTCAAGCGGTTTTTTCAAGTCTAATTGCACGTTTATTGCTTTAGGACAAATTGTTAAATTTGTTCCAAAAGGTGTATAAACAACATTGATTATTCCACCAATTTTATTGAAGTGTTTTGTTTGTGTAACTGTAGCGTTATTATCATCTGTAACAACTATTTTAATATAGTTGTCGCCCATAGATAATGCGTTCCACGTTTCAAGACTAATCTCAAGCGTATTTTCCTGAGAGCCTGTAGCTGTAAATGTTCTTATAAGTGTATCATTTACATACTCTTTTACAGTAACTGCAGCGTCATCTCCGTCATACACAATATATTTATATTTAATACGTGTAGTAACGTCGCCTATAGCAGAGTCATCGCCTGATATAAATGGCGGGTAGTTATCTTGTACCACAACAACGCTAGTTGACGCATAATCAGAATTTCCTAGACTGTTTGTAGCTATAACTCTGTATTGTATGGTGTTCATATTGTCTGATATTGTATCTTCATAAGATTCACTATCGCCCTCATATATAACCAAATAGCTGCCACCGTTTACGCTTCTTTCAAGTTTATAGGTTGCAGCATTAACTGCAGACCAAGTAATTTTTGCTTTACCACCCTCAATTCCTCCTGTATTATAATCAGGGTCGCAATATACAGGTGTGTTTATATTTATTGTTGGTGCAGTTGGTGGAGTTAAAACTACATAGCAACCGTCTGAATCAACTTCATCAGATACCAGAGTGTCAGATGACAAATTACAAAGCGGACGCACGCCGCCGCCACCGTTGCACGCACCGCTGTTGCTCAAAGAACCGTTCGAGTCGACATAGCGAACGTTGCACGAGTTCGACGAGCTAGGAGTTCTTAACCACCAATACCAAGCACTTGAAGTATTAAAACTTGAGTTAGTGTATTCTGAATCTGTAACACATTCTTCTGTTGGGTATGCTTTCCTGCAGTCGTTAGTGTTTGCGGAAAACAACGCTAATAAACTACCCTCCATAATGCTATTTTCCGCAGTATTAAAAACCTCTGCTTTGGAAGCAAAAAACACTTTTCTAACGATAGATTCATAGCTTCCGCCGTCTGTAACAGTATTTAGTGCAACTTTTAAGGTTGTGTCCAACATTTTACTTTTGAATAAGCTTGAAAAGCCACTAAGAAAACCTGCGTCAATATCATATTCGTTGTAATTGCTCCAAACGTTTGCGTTATCAGGAGCTTGGTCTGCGTCGTGTTTTGCCGTGTACCACTCTCCTGCAGCAGCATCAGAATTAAGCCATTGGTCTATATTTGAAACAGAGTATTTGTTATTTCCATAACTTTTTCTATTTGAATCTGTGTTATTTGGCTCTTTTGCGTCAACAGCTCTTAATGCAATAATTTTTTCTGTAATCAAAGTTGTACTATTTTCAGGGTAACCGTCGTGATTTGAATCAGCTTTAAGCCAAATTATAGGACTTCCTAAAAACTTAGTATTTGTATCTTTAATTTTAGCTCCGACAGCTAAACTGCCTAATGTTTTTGACATTTTCTTTCCTCCTTATTGAAAAGATTTTTATATAATTCATTCATTTGTTTAATTAAGTGATAACAATTTCCACGTTTAGCGTGTCCCACCCAGCTATTGTAAGAACACTCTATACGTTTCATAGGTAATCTATGTTCAGAGTGTAATTTCTTAAACTTTTTCAATCGCCTACGCATATTGTTTTTAGAAGACTGCCTTACTTTTCTTATGACTTTTCCACTTTCTGTTAGGTAAGTGTGGAAACCGAGAAAATCAATACCATTTTTCAATGGAGATATACACGTCTTACTGTTTAATTCTAAACCAAGCCCTGTTACATAAGCCGTAATTTCTTTACGGCAGTATTTCAAATACTCTTTGTCCTTGTGAATTAAGTAGAAGTCGTCCATATATCTGCCATAAAACTTTATTCCTAATTTTTCTTTAATAAAATGGTCTAACCCATTCAAATAAAGCAATGCGAATAATTGTGATGATTGATTTCCTATCGGTATTCCAACATTTCCCTCTGTGCTGTCAATAATCATATCAAGCAGCCACAACGTATCTTGACAGGAGATATGTTTTCTAAGTAACTGTTTCAACTTATCGTGGTTTATATTGTAAAAATACTTACGTATATCACACTTTAACACCCAACCGTCAGCGGTCTTATTTATTCTGTAATAACGCTCCATAAAGTACTTAAGTCTATCAAGTCCCAAGTCTGTACCTTTACCAACTTGTGAAGCATAATTATCGTAAATAAATGATTTTGTTAACAGCGGTTCAAGCACATTATCACACAACGAATGTTGTACAACTTTGTCTTTATAGCTATTGCTCATAACAAGCCTTTCTTTCGGTTCATAAACCTTGAAAACATTATACTCAGATAATGTGTAAGTCTTAGTTCTTATTTGTTTTTTAAGCAACGCTATAGCCTCTAGTAAGTTGATTTCAAACTTTACTGCAGCTTCTTTCCAGCGTTTACCCTTGCGAGCTTTCCTGTAAGCATTGTAAAGATTTCTAAAGTCAAATATTTTTTCATATTCCTGCATAATTTCAAACTCCTTACTGCATATAGCTCGTGCCTTAATTTTAATGCACTAACGTCAGTAATCTTGTATTTATCGTTTCCGAAAGGATATGCCCTCCTTTGTTGGCGGAGTACTGCTTTCGCTAAAATAGCTACTCGGTCTGACTGTATAACCCACCAAAGCGGACGCACGCCGTTGTTACCGTTGTACGCATTGTTGTTGTTCAAAGTACCGTTCGAGTTGACATTGCGAACGTTGTACGAGTTCGACGAGTTAGGAGGTACAGGGCATACCCTAAATTTTTAAGCTATATTTTGTTGTTTGTCGTTGTTACGCCAAGCAGCCGCCATACGCTTTACTTCAATAACTAGACCACTCCAATACTCAACTTCTTTTATTGTTAGTTCAGTTGATTTTATTTTGCTTGCTAGGTCAATCATTGAATTTAATAATTTGCAAGATACTATTGCGTTTTGTTGACACTCTAGACGTCTTATGCGTTCTCTAGCGTCTTTTAGATTACATTCATTTGCCCTTACCAAGTTTTCGTATATATCAATAGCTAAATTTTCAATTTTTGCAGCTAAAGAAAAACGATACTTTTTAGGAAAATATTTTGTATTTGCTGTCTTCTTAAATGTGTGTTCTATTAAATCTTTAGATTTTGTTATAACACCCATTTCTTTAGGCGAACGTTCGTTACACTTTAACATTGAATACACCTCTCAGAGCTCAACAGAGTACCACTTGTGATTATTACACCACTTATAGTTAAACTATTAAATATTGCAACAGCGTTGCCGCCTGACAATGTTTGATGAGCTAATTTTATTGATACAATATCTTTTGTTGCTTGAGCAAGTTCTTCGCTTCCTGTGTCAAGATAAACACTTCCATAAGCAAAAGATAAAGCTCCATTATTGTTAATAATATAAAGCTTATTGCTCTCTTTAGTTTCTAAGCCGTCATAAGCAGATTTTGTAATAACTCTAAAAGAGATATTGTTGTTTGTTTCAGTATCTTTTACGCCACCTGAATACAAAAACAGACTTCCAAGAGCAATAGCTACCGTTCCATTTTCACTTATTAAATATAAAGTGGTTGAATTTTTAGTTGCAAGAGCGTCATAATTTGCTCTTGTTATGTTTTTTATATCAAGAACAGTATCGTCATCAAGCTTGATTTTTTTAACGGTTAAACTGCCTGTAGTTTCGTCCATAAACAGAGTTTCGCCGTCAGCCCTGCCAATAGAACCTATCTCATCTATTCTCTCAAGTAGCTTTATATCGCTTTCAGCTTTAGTCATACGTGTTCCAAGACTTGTAATATCGCTTTTTACACCATTTAGATAAGTACTTTTTACACGAATTTTTTGTTTATAGCTATCGGTGGCGTCTTTGTAAACCTCAATACTTTCGCCGTCGCCATAGTAGTAATCTATCAAAGCCGATAAATCAAACTCTACGTTTTCTCCATTTGCGACAACCAATGTAACAACGTTTGTTGAAGAATCAAAACTTGCAGATTTTACAAAACTTTCCATAGGTAAATTCACAGCATTGCTTGTACCGTCATTTTTAATCAAGTTAAGCGTACCTGTGGTGTTGTCATAACTTACATTGCTATAACAATCTTTAAGGGTTGTGTTTTGAGAATCTAACTGAGTTTTTAATACTTTTACCTGACGAGCAGACGCCACTTTTGTTGCGTCATCAGTAGTTAAGTTATCTACAATATCTGTCTTATTTACTTTACCCTCATCTAATTCCTCAAGCTTTGACGTATGTTGCCCCAGCGTAGTACCATAGCCGTCAAGAGTTTGTTTATAAGAATCTTTAATCTTAAATTTTTTCTTGCCGTTTTCTGTTACTAAAACAACAGTACTATCATCGCCATAGTATTCGTCAACAAGACTAGAAACGTCAATGGTTATATCGCTATCGTCCATTAAAATTAAATGTAGTGATTTGGTAGAATCGTCGTAATAGCTCGCACCACTTTTCAAAATCTTTTCACTTGGTAAATCATAAGTGATTGTGTCGCCATTTGTTTTTGTAAATATAATTACACCTGTGGTCGAATTGTATTCAACATTTTTAATAGCAATATCTACCTTGCCGTCAACGCCATTTATAGAATTATTGATAGTTGTAATAACTTCGTTTAACGCCTTTGCTGACGGAACTTTGGCTTTATTGTTTTTATCTTCGCCAGCAAAAGATTCCATAACGTCTGATTTATCAAACTTAAGAGCCATTGCCTCTTTATGAGCGTTTGCGTTTGTATTGTGTGAAGATATATCATCTGTTATTTTTTGTCTAATATCACTGTGTGCTGCAACGCTAGTATTATGGGCAACAATATCAGAATCAATTTCTCCTCTAATTGCAATATGGTCTAGTATATTTTCGTCAGACTTTTCATTCAAAGAACTCAAGTTGGCGGAAATCTTGTTTAGAACCGCTTGTAGCGTTTGTGTGTCTTTATCTGCAGCCTTTTCGTAAACCTTAACATACCCCGCAAACTTACCGTCCACAAAAGAACTAATAAGGTCTTGTAGGCTATATGTAAAGTTCTCATTGGCTTCTTTTTCAGGGTAAAGACCCGTAATATCAAGCTTCATATACCCTGCAGCGTCGTCAGAGCTTAATGCGTCTTGAATTATGTTTATTTTTTCTGCAATAAACTTAGCAAGTTGGTCAAACCATAGCTTTAAGTCTGTTGGAGATAAACCACCAACACCATAAGAAGATGATAAGTTTGGTTTATCAGCAAGAGCAACTACGCCTTTTGAGCTAAGTTCTGCAGAGGTAATATTTGTAAATCTTTTTAATGCCATATTATACCTCCGTTAATTTTTAAGTCTTCCAACTACTTGATAGCGGAAAGACACGTAATATAAAGCAAATGGTTTCATATATTCATCAGAGTAGATATAATATTGTTTTTCTACCCATTGTTTTTCTTTTTCTTTAATAGCAAACAAGCTTTGTTCGTTTGTATTGAACGTAAAATCAGTAAAATTCATATCTTCAAACGAGAACAAACTATTATTGATACGTGCTATTTGTGTATATGGTTTTTTATTAGTTCTAACCTTAATTTTAGCTGCAGAAGAACGGAAAGATTTTGTTTTTATAACCGTTGAACGTTTTACAGTGTTTTTGGTTAAATGAGGTATGCCACAACAGTCCATTTTGGTTGCACAGCCACAATAAATTGTTCTGTCATCAAATGTGTACCACTTTGGGTTAATCTCTCCCTGACTATCTCTTTTATCAAAGTTAAATGAACACACTACACCATTTAATGTTCCAAAGAAAATATTATCAGCTAAATTTTTAATTACAGTTGCCTTTTGAAAAACGCCACCTGTGTAATTTCCCTTTCTATCACATAAATAAGCTTCATATTTAACCAAATCGCCTGTGAAAATGTCATATACTTCGTGAACGGTATAATATACACCTATTGTGTATTTTTGACCGTCTATTGTTACCTCAACGCCCTCATTAAAGACTTGAGTGGTTGATTTACCCTCAGAATCAGGAGCGTTTACAACTTCGCCAACAAGATTTTTAGTTTCGTTGATATTCATATAGTAAACAGCGTCTGCTAAAGTTATTGGAATCTCAATAATTTCTTTTTCAAGACCACAAGTACATTCAACTTCACTTTTACCACATTTTTTACAATAATGTACTTTTGCAGACTTTAATTCATCATCAAGCCTTGTTGCATATCTATATTCAGGGTATTGATTTTTGTAAAGACCTATATCTTCAAGATAATACCACTCATATTGCGGTACACCTATAGCGTGAGTATATCTTTGGCGACTGTCAGCCATAAAAATTTTACCGTCTATAAGAACCAACAAATAACCGTTCCACTCCTCAACCACAGCAGAACTCAAGTCCATATTGACTATTTTTGCGTCTATAAGACTTGACCTGTGCTCATTCGCACGCTCATTACGTACCGATAATTGACCTACAGCTTCTACACCTAAACGTGATATAAATATCGGGTCGTCTAGGAAGTTAACGCAAGCACCTAAACAACCTATTCCACTTAAACCTTGTTGGGCTGGGTAAACTTTTGGCTGCAAATTATTATTTGTTTCGGTGGCAGTATGAAAGTATGTTGAGCCGTCCTGTTGAGTATCGTTTTTTAACACCATTAAAGTATCAGCAACAGTTATCATTCCTGTAATAGGAGCAATACCTACACCGTCCTGCATATAGTTCATTATTCCAAAGTATGTCGGGTCAATATAGCCTGTATTGTTTCTTGCACAATAGAAGATATGATTTGGAAAGTCAGGGTTTCCTGATAAGAAAACTCTATTATCATAAATAGCAACTATTGTACATTTCGTAATAAGGTCAGATATTTTAGAATTGTCATCTGTAACACCTGAAACGCTTTTTAGTGTCTTTTTTGCAGTTATTTCAACACCTGCATAAAATTCAGGGTACATAACATTTTCGGCACCATTTTCTCCTGCAATTTGCACTGTTTTATTTGGTGCTGTTGGAGCAGTCTTAAATTTTACAACCCCATTTGCAAGGTCAACAGTATAATCTGTATCAATAACCTTTGTTTCTCCATAAACTTTAACCTCTGAAATAGCCTCTAACTGATTTTCATTCATTATAAAATCAGTAGTTTCGCCGTCAGCAATAAAAGTATGTTTGAACTTTGGCTGTAAAATGTTTCTCTGCTCATATTCTTTGCCTATATCGGCATTTGTTCCATTAGGAACAATATTTATATAAGTTGTTGGAATATAAGCCTCAGATATGGCGTTTTTAATGTTATAACCGTCGTAAACAAGGTAATTCTTACCATCAACAATATAAAGTTTATTATTAAAAATAAAAGACGCACTTTTGCGAGTATTCATTTCGCTAAATAGGGCGTCTTGTGTTGTTAAAACACCCTCTTTGTATGATAAAAGTAAACTATCTCCCTCAGACAAACTGCTACTAGCATAAGATAAAACGTGTGTGTCTGCATTATAACTTGCCAACAATGTTAAATCTTCGCCATTAGTCTTTGCTAAGGCAACAACAGCTGTAATATTATCAGCTAAAGTTTGCTTAAAAGTGTGGGTGCCGTTTATTGTTGATTCAGGAGCAGGAACTTTAATAGTCTTGCTCAATACAATGTTTATTGTGTCTGGGTAATTTTTCCATAAATAAAGCTTATTTCCTGAGTGTATTAACACTTTAGTTGTAGTATTTCCGCTGCTATTCTTGTGTGAGTAGTTGAAAATACCAAAAACCTCATTTTCTTCAGGTAATACCACTCTTTTTCTAAAACCTGCAATAGTTTCAAGAGCTTGTCCTTGCCCTGATTGATAATCACGGTACATATTTACACAATATGCAAGACGTTGTTCGTGAACTTGAGTATGGTCGCTTGAGAAGTCAACGCCTCTAAAATCGCCATAGTATCTATTGTAGGTATCTCTTTCCTGAAGAAGATTTTTTGAATTTTTATAAGCCATATTTCTTACCACCTATTTGAACTTTTAATTGTTACAGGAGTAGCAATAATAGCTTTTCGTTCCAAGTCAGCAACACGTTCTCGGTATAAACCCATATAATATTCAGATTTTTGTGGCTCGTCGTCTATCCATACATAAGCGGCAATGAGTATAGGCATAAGAGAACTTAATTCTGCATTTAAGTCAAGCTCTGCGTCATCTTTTGACGGGTCGCCTGAACTTTCTATTGCTTTTGGTAATCTCTCATACAATACTTTATATGAGCCCTTACTTTCGTAAGGGAAAAGAATTATACTATTATTCTCTATTTCATAGCCTTGATTAAGAATGCTGTTTGTATCTGCTTCCTTAATCGGTGGACAACTTAAAGACATAAAATCATCTACTAATTTCATCATATCGTAACGTGTATATGGCTCATAAGCAGGAATATCTTTTTGCTGATTGCTAAATAAAAATTCATACATAGCAACATTTTTTACGCTATACAAATATTCGCCCGTAAACCTTATTCTAACTAAGCCGAGAACAAAACTATCGCCCTCTTTAATAAAACCTCTGTAAGGCATAAAAGTCCTTGTAGATGAAAGCTCTATGGACGAAACGATAACCCAAGATTGCGTATCATTATCATATTTTTCAATAATTGCAATACCGTTACCGTCTGCCTCAAAATAATATGACTTAGCATTTGTTGCCTCAAAGGTCAAGTCTTCAGTTTTCTCAATAGGGACAAATGTTGATTCTTTTACTAAATTTGACAGCGGTTTATGATTTATTAAATAGTGGCTTATTGCAGGTCGTATTTTGTTGACCTGCAATAAAGCTCTATTTGCCGCATAGTAAAACCTATCATTGTCCTCAAGAGAATCTTCAAAGCCTAACTGAGCAACTTGTTTATATAGCTCAGAAATAGTCATATATTTACCTCCTGTCAGACTTTTAGCTCTACTAGATTGATGAAGCTCCTGTTACAGCTGAGCTGCTGTTTACAGCAAGCAAAATGTGTTTCCAAGAGTTGAAGCCAACACCAAAACGACAGTAACCATTCCAATAGAAGTTACGTGTATGGTCGTCAATATTGTTTCTAATATCAAGTGGAACTCTGTTGTAGAACATATTGCCCATTAGGTTTTCGTTTGCTTCAGAAGACATAATCATAAATCTGTCATCTTCAGTTTCCCAACCATTAAGAACAACAACTGTCCAATTTCCATATTGAGTGTTAATATCATTATGGTCGCTACCAACTGTTCTTTCAGAGCCAACAACTTTCTTAACCATTGCTTCAAGTTTTGGTCTATTGCAAGGAATAACAATAACGTCTGCTACGTATTCCATAGTTTCGCCATTTTCGTCCTTAAAGTTTCTAAGTTTATTTGCAAGTACGCCCATAGCTTCTTCAAGTTTTGCTGCTGTGCTTGACAAATCTCCATAGAAATAGTTAGATTGTGTTTTGCCTTTTAGCTTATCAGTTGCGTATTTGTGTGCATTGCTGAAAAGAGCTAGACCGTCGTTACAAGAAAGGTCAACGACTGCCTTATTGAAAGTACCACTTGTTTTAGTACCATTGATAAGAGCCCACGCTGCAATTTTGTTACGAGTTTTGTAATATGCTCTAACAAACTTACGAGGTTTGTTTTTCATATTTGTACCCATACCCATTTTAGCGTCGTCAGCCATTTCTTTTGTGATAGTAAACTCTTTCATAAAAGTAATATGTTCGATAGTCTTTTTGAAAGTTGTTTCTACGTTATCATTTTCAGCCCCTTGACCCTCTTTTACGCTTTGGAAAGTGTCAAAGTCTGATTCGCCGATGATTGTTTCAGCATATCTATTTGATTTTTCTACGTTAAACAAGAAGTCTAAAACGCCTTTTTGTTTTTCGCAGGCATTGCTCTCGTTTTCAATAAGAGCTTTGATTGGGTGTTCAAACTTACCAAACATTGGGTCGTTTTTACCCGACATTTTACTGTAAATAAAGTTACTCATAGTATTCTCCCTCCTATACTACCCTTACCAAGATTTTATCGCCTGTTGCCTTTTTAGTGTTTGCCTCAAGTGCGTCCACTACGGTAACAACACCTTTAGTAGTTACGTCTGTAACTCCAAGACCGTCTGTTGCAAGTGTTAATTTAGTTCCAACAACAATAGCAACCGCTGTTTCACTAAAAGTAACTCCTACTTCATAAATTTGATTTGCCTCTACTCTACATACAGGAATAACCCTTTTTGTATCAGAAGCTCCGCAATCAGCCATAGCAATAAATGCAGGTTTTACATTATCGCCTGTAGCTTTTGTTAATTTTCCACTAGACAAAATCAAAGCTTCGCCAAGAGAAACTGCTTCACTAGCAGTAACTTCCAAATACTCAGGCTCTGGCACGTTTTGTCTAGCATTTTCAATTTTTACTAACTTAAACATAATGTTCTCCTTATTATTTTTAGATTGTTTTTTTGTAAAGCTCGATAAGTTCTTTATCGCTCTTGTTTGGGAACAAGTCCCTCCATTCAGCCAATGTCTTTTTAGGCATTACAACTGAACTGTCTTTAGAGCCCTTAGGCACCGCAGACTGTAGATGCTCTTTGTTGTTTAATGTTTTTTGTTTAACAGCATTAGCGACATCTTGTCTAACACCGTCAGGGTTAGCTGCTGCATACGCTTCTTTAGGCGACAAACCTAAATCTCTAAACTTACCAAATTTAACAAAATTATCAATTTCAGTCATTTTGCTATATTTTTTAGTTTCAGGGTAAGCAGCTTGTACTTCTGCAAGGTCTGCAGCCATTTTCTTTTCAAACTCAGCCCTTTGCAACATTTCAAGTGCAGCAGTATTCCTTTCATCTGCCGCTTTGTTTTTCTTGTATTCATCAAGAGGTATGTCGTCAGATTCCGCCGCCAACCTCTCAAGTCCCTCAAGAACGTCATCACTTGAAACACCCAACTTAGATAAAGTTTCTTTGCCTTGAGTTTTAAGTGCTTTTAACTCTTGCTCAAGCTTTGCAATCTTCTCATCTCTTTCATCAGGTTTTTTTGTATCAGGCTCAACTACTTCGTCAGACTTGTCCAAACCCTCGTCTTTGTTCTCATCTGTCTTTTCGTCCTGATTGTTTTCATCGGCTTCTTTTTCTTCCTCATCGTCCTCGTCAACAACGTCAGGAATTATAATATTGCCGTCCTCGTCATACTCAAACTCATCATCTTGACTGTTATCGTCAACATTTTCATCATCATTATCAATGTCTTCGTTATCAGTATCAGGCTCAAGTTCTTCGTCTAACTCTTCGTCATAATCTTTGTCTTTGTCCATAATCGTTTGCTCCTCCTATTTTTTGATTTATGGTTGGCTATTTGCCGTTTCTAAGGTCGCTGCCTTTAACAACAGTTGACTTTGGGGAATCAGTTACAGGCTTTGGAGCCTTGATGATACCACCCTTGTTTGTTGCATATCTATTATCTTTACAAGGTTTCATAGACGCACCCTCCTTTATTAGATTTTTTATAAAGAAAAGAGCCCAAACTACAAATTGTAGTAAGGGCTCTATCTCTATGGACTTTGGCACAATAATAATTGTTATTCAGTTGTAACTTCAAACAGTTTTCCGCAAGTTCTACACTTAAACGTCAAACCTTTTATCTTGCTGCCTTTTTTTAAGCCAAGTCGTGGCACTTTTGTATTACAGTGAGGACATACGATTTTTGTAATTTCAGATTCCACAGTTGGAGTAATTGTAAACATACTCTTTCCCTCCTGTAATAAATGATAACACACAATAAACCGCATTTTGTCATTATTTATTTTTAGAATAAGGCGATTGTGGTATGATTTTACCGTTTTTAACTTCAAAGCCACATAACTGAGCAAGCTCAGACTTTTCAGCCACTGTAGCCGATTTTAGACCTAAAATATAACGCAATAATCTATTTTTTACTTGAGCAGCAGTCCACCCTCTATATTCTCTATCTTTCATTGTGTACCCTTGAAAAGCGAGAATAAGTAATCTTTGTTCATCTGTTAGACTTTGATTTAGTAAATATTTAATTATTTTGTTACGTTTAGAGCCTGTAATAGCCTTTCCTGCACTATCTTTATCAGAACTGAAAGCAGATAAGCCAGCATTTATAGCGGCAAGTTTTTCTATAGAAATATACTTTGACATTTTCAATAGTTTATTGTCATTTTCAACACCAAGTGTTTCTGACAATGCTTTTGAATAATAAGCGTCATACAAATTTTTGATTGCTTTAGCTTGTTTTTCTTCAGATAAATTTTTATAAGTTCTATCTAAAATCATCTTTTCAACACTTGCGTTTGCTTTGTTATAAATGTTTTTGAAGTATTTTTGTTGTGAACTTGTTAACTCTATTGATTCTCCGTTATAGGTTACGCTACTACCGATACTCTTTGGCAAAACACTGTAGCCCGCAGAATATAAACGCTTCAAGTTGTCAACGACCACTTCGCTATATTCATTTCCAACACGCTTATCAAGTATAATGCTCATAATTAAATTTATCATTGCTGTATCATCATTTTCTATAGCCTTATTCAAGTCTGACACGTAATTTTTCTTATACATTTTACTGTCTATTAAATAAGCCATTGTTGGACTAACACGCTTAGTTAAACCATATAAAATGTTGTACATATTCCTAGTCGGAATACCAAGTACTTGTCCAGCAGAAAATGCAAGTTTTTTCAAAGTCTTGCCTATATCTTCTTCAGCTATCTTACCTGAAGCTATTTTCTCTACTACCTGATATATATCTTGTACACTGTCTAAAAGGTCATTGATTGCAGAATAAGCATAATTGTCTATATCGTAACCCTCTGCAAACCTGCCGTATATTTCCTTAAGAACAGGTAACCCTCCAAATAAATTCCCTATAAAATCAACTGTCATTGCTTCTGCGGTATTCTCGTCGTCATCTTTCCTATATAACCAACGGAATAACTTAGCAACACCAGCCATAAAGGCGGCGGAGGTTATCAATGATATAACAGATTTTCTAACCTTAGTTTTTGCAAGTTTAATTTGAGATAATATTTTAGTTCTAGCTGCAGAATCGGTCGTTACTTTTAATTTTGCTTTTAGTGTAGATAATTCGCCAACAGAATCTATCACACGACCTACAACTTTCATACTATCAGCAGAGAACATTGTTATTGTTCTCATTATTTCGTTTCCTGAACGCATAGCTGCAGACCTTTCTGTTGCCATTGAGTTTTGTTGAGTTTCAAGAATAACTTGTCTTAGCATTTTTCCTGCTTCAATCTTGTTTGCAACCGTACCGATTTTCGCTCCACCATTTTTTTGAACTTGAACCTGACAAGCTCCAAATAAACGTTTAACAACAAACCTGTCCATTTTGCCGATAGGAGCCATAAGAGTATCAGAGAACTTACCTAACTTATCAAGAACGCCTTGAGCCATAGCAACAGTATTGTTAGAGTTTCTTAATTTAGCCAATGAGCAATATGTATCTACGTCCTTTGCAGATACAGTCATACCCTTAATAATGCAGTCGGTATCAAGCATACTTGAAGAAGCAAATAATGAAGATAACTGTGTTACCCACACCTTAGGGTTAGCACCAAGTTGAAATTTTGCATAACCACTACGTAAAAATCTGAGAGCTTTCATACCCTCACTTGAAGTTGTTGGTATGCCCTGAATATCAGAAATAAGTTTACTAAAGTATCTGTTTGCTTTAGACCACGTATTTGTGCTTTCCGTAGAAACGCTTACGGGTTTATTTTTATTTCCTGATATATCAAGATTGTATAAACGGTTAAATGTTTCTATAGCGGGCGATAGATAAGCATATTTTGTTACAGCCTTAATATGTCTATTAAATACAGTATCTGCAGATTCAATAAATAGTTCTTGTTTAGCACCTTTTATTGTATCTTTGTTGAATGATGAGTTGCTTACCCTATCTAATTCAGCAGCAATATCTGAAGTATCAATATTCTTTGCTATATTTCCACGTCTAATTGGGTAATAATAATCTTCTGTGGCGTTTGTAAAACCTAAACGCTGCATATCTCTGTCTGCTTTTAATTTTTTAGCGTCTTTATTAAACGCTTTTTCCAAAATAGAAATATATTGCATATCAGCGTCAGTAAAATGTTTTTCAATTTCTATTTTTGTGTCCGCAATACTTGTTAAAATATCAGCGTCAGTCATAACACTTGGAGCAAACCCTTTTACCCTAACTCTTTTGCCGTCATTATCAACAAAAGCAAAACCATTGAGAACTAGACCAGCGTTAGAGTGGCTACGTTTCATTGTCAAATATAAGCTTATAAGTTGTGCTTTTGGTATATCAACACCATTAAAATTAACTTTTGTATTTTTAATTTCTGCAAGATATTTCTTATGAGAACTTAAAAAGTCGTTATAGTCAGACTTAACTTCCATTTCTGCAATTTCTGAATCTACTGCAGCATTTCTAAGCTCGGTCATCATTTCGGTATAAAAACCATTGCTTTCATACCTGTCCATACGTCTAGCAACTGTCATAGGGTCGCCAAATGTTTGCATATACGCACTTCCCGTCAATTTCCCAAATATGCCTACTTTGATTTTTTCATTATCGTGAATTGTATTGATATAGCGTTCCGCTTCAGGTATTGCGTCTATCCATTTTCCTTGCTTATATACCCTATTATAATTTTCAACAAAATTTACAAAATATGACATTACGTCCCTCAACATTTTTAATTCTGTTGTTGAGTAATTTTTCTTCGCTTGAGATAAAGTATCAAGCATAAAAGCAACGTCCTCATTGTAATTGTTTTCTAATAAAGGGTTTTCCATTGTGTACCATTGACGCAAGTTGGCTATGACTCTATGTGTCCCTACATTATTTAGGTTTCCCCTGTTTTTTATTTTTGCAAGACTTTCAATAGATTGTTTGAATATATCACTTTTGAAATCAGTGGCATTTAGGAATGTACCCAACTTTAAGTCTTTCATTTTTTGAGCCTTGTCAAGAATGTTGTTTGTTATTAAATTACGCTCATAAACGTCTTTAACTTGTTGTCTAAGACTAGATATTTTTTGAGTATATTTTTCAACTAATTTACCATATTTTGATTGACTTCCTTTCTCGTCGTAAGCCAAAAGTATATCTCGTACAATTTGTTGTTTAAGGTTATCAAGTTTTGTTTGGTCGCCATATTCGCTTAGCATTTGTTTATCTATTTTTTTATTTAAGCGTTCTCGTGCTGCGTTATAAGTGTCAAGCATTTCAAAAAATTGGTCGGCTTCGTTAACTGCTGTAAAAGTATGTAGCCCCATACTCTCCATTTCGTGAGCTATTTGGTCTGCACCAAACCCACCGTTTTTAGCTCCCCACTGCATAAATATTCCGTTTTTAGTATCGTATTTGTAGTTTATTTCTCCCTTAATACCTTTCAGGTCAAACTTATGCCTCTTGCCGTTAAGATAAGAAACAAGTTCTCTATCAGAATCATCAACAAAATCGGAATAATTAGACCACATATCTTCCATTACAGCATTTTCAACGATATAATCAGCAATTTTTAAGGCAACAGTTCCTCTATACCCCTCGTTTGCTCCGTTTAACTGTTTGAAAAGATAATCAATCGCTTGTGTTTTAGATTTACCTGTTAAATTTGCAACATAACGCTCGTCTATATTTAACCTATCTGCGATTATATCATTTATAATCACTTCAGCGTCAGCCTTTGAATAAACCTTTAACTTTGTGTTATTTGCAACAAATTTAGCACGTTGTGCCTTTGATAAGCCACCAACGACTCTATTATCTTCATCTTCCTGTAAGGCGAATCTAATATCGTCAGGAAGATTTTTTATTAAAGCACTTCTTTTGTTTGTGTTTTCGTCATACAGCTCAATCTTAATACCTTGTTCTTGGAAGAATTTTATTATTTCAGGACTTGTATTTACAGGAGCTATAACTTCTACAACCTCATTAAAGCCTACTGCTCTTTGTGGTTTTGCCTCAAAGTATTCAGTTGGGTATTCTCTAAGAGTTTGCATATATTCTTGTATTTCTACAACAAGAGATTGAGTAGGTATTTTTCCGTAATACTCGTTAAATAATGATATGATTCGTGAGTTTGTTTGTGAAGACTTTGCAATATCAACTAACAAATCTAAAGCAGTATCTGTAGCAATAAAACTATTACTCTCGTTTGACAACTTTGCAATCTGCTCAGCCAATTCAAAAGTTTTTGTATCAGTAACTTTCTTTAATTGCTCCATTGTTTCTGTATTTACCAATCTGTTTGAAGATTTTTTTATGTCTTCAATAGAGGTAAACTGCTTTGATAGCACACTTCTTATGCTCCCTGTACCATAGTTGTAACCCTCTTCGTTTCTAACTTTTCCTGTCATATAAGAAACAAGATTTTCAAGAGTTGCTTTTGTGTACAAAGAATCAAAAGGACGGCGGTTGCCTGAGTTTGTAAACAAATCGTTATTGTTTCTAAAATACTTAGTGTCTTCATAGTATTTATCAACAATATTTTTAACATATTGTTGAAACTCTTTCTCGTGTCCTTTAAGTCTAGCGTCTATATCATCACTAAACGAAGAAATATCATCAACAATAAAAGCGTTCTTTCCTTTATTATTAAATTCTGCAACGTCATACAAAAAATTATCTACGTCTTTATAGCTAGCACTCTTGTCTTTGGCTAAACCATAGTCAGAATACATTTTGTTATATACTTTGGTAACTTCAGGAGTTAACCTATCTATAACCTCTGTATCGTTATATCTATCTACAATCTCCTTGTGCTTATTTGCAAACTCTTCAATATATGCAAGTGGCAAACCAGCACGACCTTGCTTAGATTTTTTCTTCATTTCAATATTTATGCCTTGTTCGGTTAGATATTGATACTTAACAAAATCTGTGCGGCTTAACAAATATTCTGCGTTTTCCTTTGTCGTAAATTCAAGGTCGCTTTCTATTGAACTTACAGAAGTCCCGAGTAATCTAGCAGCCTTGTCGTATTCTCTCAATAAAGCATTAAGATTTTTTTCTGATATTTTGTTTACTGTGCTTGGAAAACGTTTTGAATAAGCGTCAGAACTAAATACTTTGTTACGTCTGTCTGTTGGGCTTATAGTTTCTTTCCTAAATATAAGGCTTATATTTCCAAAATTCTCGTGCCCGTAATTTATGTCTGTGATAGCTATAGACGGAACGGCTAGCCCACCTATTTTTATTGATTGTAACAATTTTGATTCAGTTATATTATGTACTGCAACAAGATTTTTAATATCTTCGTTGCTGTCTAAAGCATAACGAATATCATTGTCTATTGTTGGGTTAATATTATTTATTTCTTTTATTTGATTAGAATGAAAAGCCACGAAAGTATCAGAATCTTGCTTTATACCGTCATAACCCCAACCCTCAATTACATTACAAGCATTTTGATAATAACTGTATCTTTTGTAAACAGCATTGGCTAAATCTGCAAATGTAAAACCACCGTCAACTCTTATGCCACGTTTATTTGCAAGCTCAAGTTGTTCTGGCGGAATATGCTCAATAACGTCCGATATGTAATCTCTAGACATATTAGTTAAATCTAGATACCCTGTAATATTAAGATACGCTTCAACCACTCTACCTTTATTCCCTTTGGCTTTTGAAAAGCTTTCGGCAACTTGTTTATTTTTAGTAAAATACAAGCCTCCCTCTACGATTGAGGTTAAACCTTTAGAGTTGTCAAATACAGTAAAATCTGCATCTGTTCCGTGATATAAAATGCATAATTTACCGTTTTTATCTATAATTTTGCTATTCTCAAAATATTTTCTTTGAGAATTAGATAATTTATTACCACTTGAATCAACTTCAGGTAAAGCATATCTTATATCAGCAGACTTTGTAGGTTGAGTATTTTTAATGTCCTTAATTTGGTTTGACTTAAACGCAATATAAAACTTTCCTTTCATATTTACGTCAGGTTGGTCTGTAGCAGGTTTATTTACTATTACTCCGTCGTAATTTTCACGCAACCACTTTCCAAAATCAAAATCTTTTATCTTTTCTGTATAAGTAAAGCCATTTTCTTGAATTTCCCTACGTGAAGCTTTGTAATAAATATCATCTAAGTCCCTTATATTGTCTATAATAAGTGGGTTTTCAATATTCAAATAAGCAGAAACAACCCTACCTCCAACAGACTTTCCATTAACTGATAAGCCGTGTGTGTAGTTGTCAGCATAAGCAATGTCCTCAGTAAAGTACATTCCTGCACCATAAAGCCCACTATAACCGCTCTTAAACGTATTAAAATAAGAGCTTGTCCCGTGATAAACAGGTTTTAATTTGCCTTGTTCATCAACGACTTTCGTATCGGCAAAGTATTCACGTTGTTTATCAGTTAAAACTGTACCATTTGAATCTGTTTCAGGAAGTGCATAACGTATATTTCCGTCATCATACTTAAATACCTGTTCAATAGCTTTCGCAAACTTCTCACTATTTGCTCTTATTAAGCCTAAATCATACCTTTCATTGTTAAACTGACCTTTAACAGAGATATTTCCGTAACTTTCTATTCCTGTATCATTTACAGGTATAACAAACACGTCTACATAAGCATTTCCCGCATTTAGTAACGCAGTCATACGATGACGTCCCTCGTGTTCAGTTACAGTTTTGTTTTTTAAGTCTATTTTTAGGTACATAAACTCATCAGCAGTGTTTTTGATATTCTCAACGCCAACTCTCTTAGATATTTGACTAGAACGAGCATTTAATTGTCTTTGAGTTACATAATCTTCTGTTGTCATATCTAAAAATTGCTGAATAGGTATTCGTGTTAAATAAGCGTCAGGCTCATAGCTCATAAATTTTATCCACCTTTCAGCAGAAATATGGGCGACTTTATCGCTACTTACTATTCTATTTATAGGTTTTTCAACATTTAGTATATCAACAAGTGTTTTTTCGCTTATATTTTCATTTACAATAAGGTTTTTGCCGTCAAAAGAATAAACATTTGTATCTTTTCCTTTAGGCTTTGCAAAATATATGCTTATATCTTCGTTTTTTGCGTGCCATACAAGATTTTCTTGAGTTTCTGTGTGCGGTTTTGTATAAATTTCAGTAAAAAATTCGCTTATTTTTTGGGCTGTTTCGGAGTTTTTAACGATTTCTGATAACGGTCTAGCTGTTCCGTAGTCATTGAAAACGGAAATACCTCGTTTTCCACTATCACTCCAAACGTCATTTCCCCTGCCTTTCTCTGAGTTTGCTGTTTTTTCTGAGTTTTCTTTTCCATTTTCAGCTCCTTTTTGATTATTATAACCATTATTATCATCATTTGCAAGTGCATAAGCGTTTGTTTGCTTGCTTATAGAGGTCATTTCGGTTGCATTATTGCCTTGATTGTGTGCAGAAAACTCATCAAATAACTTCTTGTAACGATTAAACAAAGATTTTGCCTCTTTTGATAGTTTTACGTCTTCAGAATAAGTGCTAGTTGCCCTTTTGAAGAAATTTAATATTTTTTCTTTCAGTGTAGGCTTTGTTTCGCACAATTTTTCCAAAAGATTTTTATTTGTAAGTATTCCCTCAGAATAATGAGCGTTTATCTCCTCTATAAGTTCAATAGAACCGCCTCTACCTTGTTTTCTATAGCGATTTACAATAGCTTCTTTTTCCTCTTTCGTCATATTTTTGACGCCTTGCTCTAAAATTGTCCCGCCGTCAGCAGTTTTTCTTATAGCGTGGTCTAATTCGTGTATCAAAATTGCTTCGTGAGTACGCTTTGCGTCAGGGTTAACAACAATTCTGTTATTTTTACCGTCGTAAAAGCCGTCAGCGTAAATATTTTCGCCTGTTTCGGTATTCTTACCAACAATACATATCTCTTTATTAAAGACAATATTTAAGCCACTATGGGCTGAAACACGTGCATACGATAAAACGTCTGCTTCCGCTATTCCTGCAGCCCTGCCTTGTCTAATAACTTGTCTTACCATACTTTGGCTAGGAGCATTAAGCTTGCTATAGTCTTTAATATTTTCTTTTGCGTAAGAATCTATTTCTGCAGCTTGACGTTTTAACTCTGATTCTTGTTCAAGTTGTTGTCTAACTTCAGTGGCTACAGTTTGAGCTTCTGTATTAAGTTGCTTTAATATTTTATTTACTTCACTCTTTGTAAGCACTTTAGATAATCTTTTACTTGTATAATCATAAACACGATAATTGTCGCCGTCTTTAATCACAGCAATTTGATTGTCGCCTTGATAGTATCTAACTATACCGTCTTCTTTCATATTAAGAAGTCTAGGTATGCGTTGAGCTGTATCAGGACTAACATTTTCAGCGTCTTTAACAATTAAGCGTTCTTTTTTATAAAGTTCTACTCCGTCATTTTGTACAAACTCGGTAATCTTTTCTTGAAACTCAGAATTTGTAAGAGTTTGCCAATTTTCTATGCCTAGTTTTTCGCCGACAGCTTTAATTTCTGAATCGGTGGCGGTTTCAATAAATCTGTTTAAGTCAACTTGAGAGCTTAGCTTTTCTCCCATAAGAGTTGCTTCTTGAAACTTTGCAGTATTCATTGTTATTTGACCTGTAGCGTCAGCAACAGCTAATGTTCTAAGAATATCATTGTTTTTTAATGCTGTCGCAAATGACTTAGGGTTGTTTATTTCAATACCACTACGTATTTGGTCTGCAGTGAATGTAATAGGTTTGCCTTTTGCGTCTGTATAACCATAAGACGTTAATCTTTGTGCAATTAAGTCGGCATTATTGACAATATTTTCTGCACTTCTTGTAACAATAGGAGAAAATACAGCCATAGTATTTGCCTGTTGTAGAGAACCTAAAAGCATTTTTTGTTTAACTGTGGTTACTTGACCATTGGTTTTGTTTAGGCTTGTTTCAAGTTCATTATAAATATTTTGCACCAACTCAAAAGCAGGTTGACCTGTTTTATGTTCTGACTCATAAGTATTTAATTCACGTGATAAATCTAGAACATTGTTTGTTTTGCCATTTTCGTTTATTTTATTGCCTTTTATAGCGTTTATGCCATTTCTTATAGATACGTCAGCACCGCCCATAATTGCACCACTTAAACCACCTATTAAAGCGGCATAGCCAACTTCTTGAAAAGTTGCATTTTTAGCATTTGGGTCATAGGTTAAACGAGCCCATACAGGGTCAAGTATTTCAGATAGTCCCTCTTCAAAAGCTTCGCCAATAAAGCCCTTAACAACAGCTTTCCCAAAAGTTTCTCTTGTAGCTGTTTTTGCGACTTCCTTTCCAAAAGATTTACTGATATTTTTTACAACCTGACCTGTACCAGCCCCAATACCTGCAGAAATACCCTCTACAGCACCCTCAGTTACACCTACTAAGGCACCATAACCAAACTCTTTTCCGCCAAGTTCGCCTGTTTGTCTATAGGCTTCTTTTGTTGCATTGCCTGCAGCTCCTAAGCCTGCAACCGAAGCAGATATTAAACTTGCTGCAACAGGAGATAATGTACCTCCTGAAGCAACAGTTATAGCACCAGCAACAGCTACGGCAGCAATAGCGGGCAAGCTTGTACCAATGCCACCCGCTACGTCGCCTACAACTTGCCAACCTTTAGAGGGGTTATACCATTCATCAGCGTGTCCATAATTGACCCAATCGTTAGCAAATTGTTGCTCAGCCCAATCATCTGCACCAAACAATTTTGCTAAACCACCTGCGGTATAGTCCCATATTCCCTCAAGAGAGCTTAAAATACCTAAACCTAGCTTTTCAAAAGCATAGCCTATACCACCAAAAAAACCACCATTATTTTTGTTTAAGTTTTCCTCAAAATCTAACATACTCTGAGTTTTCTCTCCTGCTGCAAGCTGAGAGATAACTGTAGTTTGTTTGCCTTTCTCCACCAAAGAGGTTGGTGTTGTAGGTTGTTTAGCTGCACCTTTTGCAGCCAAAACTGAAAAATCAGCCATATTTTACCTCCGTGTTATTGATTATTCCAAGCTTTAACTGCGTCAGATACTTTGTTCATATCGTTTTCCATTTTGTGCCAATTATCGCCTTTTCTTGAGTGCTTATAGATATACATTTCTCCGCACACAACAATAACTGTGCCAACAGACGGAGCTCTACCACTATCGCCTGTAGAGGCTTCATTAAGTGTGCGTTTTGTACTATCTTTATCTACAATATGTCCTGAAACAAGGTCATACTCTTTGCCGTCAATATATACGTCAATATCATCAGTCCAAACAAGCGAACGACCCAAACCTGTAACTTTATATTTAGAAGTGTCAAGTTTCTTCTGTGTGTTAGATTTTAATTTGTTAAGCAGTTCGTTATATTGTGATTGAGATAACTTTCCGCTGTTCTTATATTCTTCGAGCGTCTTCTTAGTTGTGTTGTAATCATCAAGAGTAGATACACCACTGACAGCTTTTGAGGAATAATCGTTGTAAATTCCCTGATAAGTTTCTTGTGTAATTTTACCCTCAGAGTAATACTTGTCCGCATTGCCAATATTTGCCTGTATAGATTCACTATCTCCGCTAGAGAGATTTTGTTTAATTTCATCTGTAAGTTTAGTATTGTATTTATTTTTAAGCTCTTCGTATTGTTCCTTGCTAATTAAGTCCATTTTATACATATTATCGAGATAGTTATTATCAAGTTGTGAGCCGTATTGAGCAATATTGTCAAGAGCGTTAGCATAATTCTCTTTATACTTATTGTTCTTGTATGTTTCTGCCGCACCTGTAAGGTTGTTAATATCTGCTTCAGATAAACCATACTTATCGGCAAGACTTTTAAGTTGTTCACTATCATACGTGCCGTTGTTTGCATAATTTAACAATTCAGAGTAAGCACTCTTTTTCTCTTCCTCTTTTTGTTGTTTGTATTGTGCAAGAGCAGCGTCATTGTTAGCCATATTCTCTGCATAAGTTGTTTCTGCAGATAGATTACTTTGTCCAGCATTTTGCTCAATTTCAAGTTTTGCATTATCGGCAACATAATTTGCATTGTTTTTTGTTTGCTCTGCATTTGCGTTAGCGTTTTGGGTTTCTGCTCTTTGATTTGCATAAGCTTGAGCGTTTATATACTCACTATAACCGCTTCCTGTTAAGCCCATATTTGCAAGAGTTTCAGCCTGAGCACCATAAGTAGCTTTATTTTGTTCGTAGCTAGACCTTGCGTCAACCACACTTCTTTCACGCTCTTTTTCGGCGTTTTGTTCTGCTTGTTGACGTTGTAGTTCTGCTTGTTCTAAAGCTCTTTGTTTTTGGTCTTCTATCATCTCTTTTTGTCTATCAAGATTTTCTTTGTACATTTCGCCTCTCTTCCTCAAAAACTCCTCATAGCTGTCGATAGGAGCACTATCAGTTCCTACAGGAGCAGTTGTACCGTCTTGTGTTTGAGATTGAGAAGTGTAAGCCGCCACCTGTGGAGAATTTGCTGAATATGATTGAACAGTAGGGACAGCACCTTGACTGTTTGCTGCTGTATTCATATAGTTTCCATAAGTGCCAACGGCATTCGTATTATTGATTTTAGTATTCTCATCAATTTTATAGCCATAATAATCAGCTGCTTTACGCACCATATTACGTGTTTCATCACTAGATTGAGAAGAATATTGTTGTTGCCACCAACCAGCGTCGTGCCCGCCATATAAAGTCCCTGCATTGTTTTGATAACTTGTATCTACTACAGGTTGTGCTATAGCATTTTGCTGAACGGTAGGCGTTTTTTGTTGTTCTAAAGTCAAGTTTTTATCATAACTTGTATCTAACTTAGACTTTGCCATTGCTCATACCTCCATTTATTTGAGATTTTAAGTATTCCTCATACTCTCTACGAGTTTTAAGTTCTTTATTTTGACTATCTAACTGAGCTTGCATTTGCTGTAAAAGTTGTTGTTTTTCAATAGTCATTTTAATACGTTCAACGTTATCGTGAGCAAATGGGTAGTGTGTTCGCTCCATATTTTGCCAGAAGATAAGCAAAGTTTCTAAGTCTTGTGGGTTTCCATAAGCTCCTGCTTGAAAGTTTTGCCTATTTTCTTGCCACAATGTTTCTCTTTGTTTATCAACGTCAATAGAAGCGTCTGCTGAGAATAAATACTCATCATTGTAATACCATTCCCCTGCGTCATCTCTCTCTAAGAAATCATATCTATTAAACATACAGTTTTGAGTTTTGCCTTGAGCGTCCTTATACGCTGCAGGTCTAGG